ATGGTGCGGAAGATAGATTATCATTCAAGAAAGGAGAAGATATACGGATGCACGAACTCATTATGAACGCCCTCAAAAGCGACGGCTTCCACCCGATTGTTTCTGCCATCCAGCAGAGATGCCCCGCTGTTGCGGAGGCTATGATCCGAGAGGCAGAGATCCAACATCAGGAGCATGAATCGGAGTATACCACAGAGGAAAACATCGCCATCGGTCTCGCCTTCGAGGAGTGCGAAAAGCACATTGATCGGCTGTGGAGAGAGGTGAGAGGGGAGGTAAAGCCGTTTGATGCAGTGTTCGGAAACGGTCTCTCCTGAGACGAAAGGAAAGGAAGCCTTCCGGGATCTCGTGATCGCACACATCATTGGGCTCCAGAACGACGTGTACTGGCGTCAGGAAAGCGAAGGATACAAAGCACTCCAAGACCTGCTTCTGCTCATTACGGAGAGATATGGGGATTTTGGAGCAAGATATAAGGGGTGAAAATATGGCAAAGAGAGTAAATCCGAGGCGCGTTCCCTGTTCGTTGGCCGATGTGGAGAGAGCCCATACCGCAGGAATGGACTTCGGCATGGAATTCGCGCTGAACATCACTTTGTATGTCCTGAAGGACAAGCATGATGCGCCAAGCGAAGACATCATGCAGCTTCGGGACGAGTTCATGTATGTAATAGACTCGGTGGCGAAATGATACCTTACATATCCGGACATCCGCCAAGCCCTGAATGACGACTACGACCTGTCAGTATATCTGACGGGTCGATAATTTTGCCGCAAGAAAGGAGAAAGCAAAATGAAGAAGTTCAGAATCGACTATATCGACGGCCACGATCTGAAGTACAAGACATTCGATACCGAGGCGGAGAACCCGGACGATGCCGTCAGCAACCTCTGGAAGTCCTACTCCAATGGCGACTTCGATCACACCATCATCAGCATCTCGGAGGTGGACTGATATGTGGGAAGGAGAGTATTGGGACAATGAAGGCGAGCTCTACCGGGATCTTGACGCCGAAGAAGACTATGATGTCTGCCGGAACATGGGAAGGTATGAGATCATTTTCAAGCATGAAGGCCAGACCCGGTACTGCTTTGCAGATGCGGCGAGCATGGATGAAGCTCTCGGCAACTTCTTCCGGCATCATCCCGACGTATGCTATGACGAGATCATAGAGCACATGGAGGTGTAGGAAGAACATGGCGCTTCAGATGACATGCCCGTACTGCAAGAAGGAGTTCCCGTACAACAACGGGAAGCTCGACGCCGAGATCTCCAAGATAGGCCAGCGGATCAATGCGATCAACAAAGAGATCGTGGAGATCAAGCACGGCAAGAAGACCAAGGAGACCTGGGAACGGAGAAAACGGCTCACGGAAGAGCTTGTCTACCTGCAAGAGAAGGTCTCCGGTCTGAAAGCTGTCCGAAAGGCAGCCGATCAGCAGATCAAAGAATACGAACACCAGCTTCTCAAGGACGCGATCAAGGAACGCCTCGGAGAAAAGGAGTACATGAAGATGGTCACTGAAATCGAAAAAGAGCTCGAAGCCTATCAGATCAGCGGCCTCATGCGGCATGAGTACACCCGGTCAAACAGCAAGGCGGATGTAATCAGCGTAAACAAGCTGCTGTAAGGAGGAAGAAATGGCAACAAGAGAAGAAATCTTGAAGAGAGACTTCTCAGAGGCGTTTATCAATAAGATGAAGAACGCTATCGAGATGTCGTTCTACAAATACGGTTGGTCGTCAAGGACCTACCCGGAGCTTGCCCAGGCTCACAGGTGCATCCGAGAACGGCTTGAGCTCTATGAGGAGACCCACAACACGGAGTACCTGGTGGACGTAGCAAACTTCGCCATGCTGGAGTTCATGCACCCGGCATTCAAGGACGCCAAATATTCTCCACAGGATAGCGACAAGTCTCCCGGATTGGCCGGCGGGATCTCCTACAAGGAACTCATGGAGGAGTAAGTATGGAGAACACGAGCGATTACGCATTCGAGTACCAACTCCTCGACCGCTGCAAACAGGATTGTGAATACTACCTCGAATACGGCAACAGGCAAGCCAAGTACCTCTGGGGTGGAACGGTGAAAGAGCATATCTCCAAGATGCGAGAGCTCTACCTCGTTTTGCCAGAAAAGCCAGACTGGATCACGGTTTCAGACATCAACCGCTACGAAAAATTGATGACAATTTCGCAGTAATTCGCAGCCGTCCACAGTAATGGAGACAAGATGGAAGGTTTCTTCTGCAAAGCGCAGTAAATCGCACGGATTTTCACCAGTCCGCACAAATGTACGGCCAATCGCGTTGAAAGGGAATTAAGAAGCGAGTATTTTGTAAAACAGAAAAATTGCATTGAGGGCGCAGCCGGAAACGGCCGCGTCCTTTTCGTTCCTGTAATTTTGGGATTGACCGCCGTGCGGGTAGGGGCCGAACGGCGGCTTTCCCTTTTTGGAGGTATCTATATGAACAAGAACGATTCGCAAACCGGAAGAGTGCGGATCGGGGTAGCTGGTGCCGGCAAGATGGGCAACGTCCACATCAGAATTCTGAGTGAGCTTGACGGCTTGTTCGATCTCGTTGGCGTCTATGACCCGATCCCTGAGAGAGCGGAGATTGCAGAGAAGTACAGAGCCAGAGCGTTCCATGACTTCGACGCCATGCTCCGCGAAGTGGATGCTATTGTGCTCCCTTGCCCGACCTCGCTCCACAAGGAGATGGCTCTGAGAGCTGCGGACAAAGATGTCCACGTCCTCGTGGAAAAGCCCATCGCCGAAACACTTGCCGATGCGACGGCTATGTACGACGCATTCGAGAAGAAGGGCCTGAAGTTCACGGTGAACCATGTCGAACGCTTCAATCCGGTCGTTCGCACAATCAGTGATCTTGCTCCCGGACTTGACATGGTGTCCGTTGAAGTACACAGATGCAGCCCGTTCGATAGCCGGATCTATGATGTCGATGTCGTCACCGACCTGATGATCCACGACATCGACGTTGTAGTCAACTCGATTTTCAAAGCCGAGCCTGAGAAGGTGAAGGCAATCGGGCGCTATGTCTACGGAAGCAAGTTCGCGGATTATGCACAGGCGCTTCTCGAATTTGCGGGAGGGGCTGCTGCCTTTATCACGGCGAGCCGATGCACCGAGGACAAGATCCGGGACATCCAGATTCACGCCAAGGGCGCATACCTCGAAGGAGATATGCTTCGCAGAACTCTGGTCGTCAAAAGGGGAGTCACCTATGAAGATGACGCCAATCCGAAGATCAACTACACTCAGTCCAACCTGACCCAGCAGATCGTCCTCCAGGACAAGAATCCTCTGAAGGAGGAGCTTGAGAACTTCGGTAAAGCCATCCTTCACAATGAGGAGCTGCTAAACAGCAGGGAACAGGTGATGCGGACAATGAGCGTCCTCGACCGTGTTGAGTACGCACTGTACGGAAGGAGGGGCTGAAATGGAAGTTCCGTTCCTTGATATTTCCGTACAAAACTCCCGGCTCCGGGACAAGATCGACGTTGTTCTGTTCAAGGTTCTCAACAGCAACCAGTTCATCGGCGGAAAGACCGTCATAGACTTCGAGACTCAGATGGAGGAATACCTCGGCGTCAAGTACGCGATCACCTGCGGTAACGGGACTGATGCCCTGATGCTTGCGCTTCGGGCCTGCGATATTCAGCCCGGAGACGAGGTTATCACTACCGCGTTCTCGTTCTTCGCTACGGCCGAGGCAATCGTCGCTGTTGGAGCGAAGCCTGTATTCGTAGACATTCTTCCCGATAGTTACCTGATGGACCCAGGCAAGATCGAAGAAGCGATCACTCCAAGGACAAAGGTGATTCTCCCGGTGCAGATTTTCGGAGCTTGCTGCGATATGGACCGGATCTGCGAGATCGCCAAGAAACACGGTCTCATGGTCGTGGAGGATGATGCCCAGGCAATCGGCAGCGCATACCGTGGCAGGAAAGCCGGCACCCTCGGCGACATCGGATGCTTCTCGTTCTATCCGACGAAGAATCTCGGAGGGATGGGAGACGGAGGCATGTGCACAACGAACAGCGAAGAGCTCGCCATTCGCATTTCGGCGATCAAAGAGCACGGGGCTGGTGTTGTTGGAGCCCAGGCTCTTGAATCCTTCACCGGGCGCCAGATCTTGGAGCCCACCGGAGAACAGGCTACCGGGCTTTATAACCCGCTGAAATACTATAACTACCTGATAGGCTACAACTCCAGATTAGATGCTTTTCAGGCTGCTATCCTGTCCATCAAGCTCCCTCACCTCGATCAGTACAACATCCGCCGCAGAGAGATCGCAGCAATGTATCATGTTGGGCTGAACTCCGCTGTCGGGAAACCGCGGTACGATATGGCTGATCTCCCTTGCTTCCATCAGTACGCGATCCTCACCGACAGGAAGAAGGAACTGATCGACCACCTCGCCGCCCACGGCATCGGCACCGGGAACTTCTATCCCGTCCCGCTGCATCATCAGAAAGCCTTCTACGAAGACAACTGCGCAAACTACGGCGTCGAGCTTCCTAAGGCTGAATTCGTGTGCGATCACGTCGTCTGCCTCCCGATCTATCCGGAGCTTCTGGATTGTCAGGTGGAATACGTCATCAAGACGATCAATGACTTTTTCCAATCTGATTCCGAGGAAAGTCCGCGGAATCTGTTCGTCCACCCCACGGCGGATGTAGACAGCAAGGCCGACATCGGAAGAAACACCAAGATCTGGAACAACGCTCAGGTCCGGGAGGGAGCGGTGATCGGTGAAGACTGCATCATTGGTAAGAACGCCTACATTGACACTCAGGTTCACATCGGAGACCGGGTGAAGATCCAGAACAACGTGAACGTGTACAAAGGTGTGATCCTGGAGGACGACACATTCGTCGGCCCCTCTGCCACGTTCACCAATGATATGTTCCCGCGAGCCTTCAGCAAAGATTGGGAGGTTCACCCGACCCTTGTGAAGAAGGGCGCCTCAATAGGAGCCAATGCCACGATCCGCTGCGGTGTGGTCATCGGTGAGTATGCCATGATCGGCTGCGGAAGCGTCGTGACAAAGGACGTTCCCGATTATGCCCTTGTCGTTGGGAACCCGGCGCGTCAGATCGGCCGGGTAGACAAAGACGGCAATAAGGCCTCGGAGAACGGCGGATTTGTGGAGGGCGACGCCGGTGGAATTCACATATGAGGCGTACTCCAGATTTCTTAGAGAACTGAAGGCTGCCGGCTATCGCCTGACATCCTTCCTCCGGGAAGAAACTGGATGCTCCAGACAGGTAATCCTCCGCCACGACGTAGACATAGCCCCGGAAAAGGCTGTGCAGATGGCAAAGCTGGAGCTTGACTATGGAGTAAACAGCACCTACTTCTTCATGCTCAGTTCTGAGTTCTACAACCTTATGGACCAGGACAATGAAGAGGCTCTGCTGGAGATCCGGGGAATGGGGCACGAGATCGGGCTCCACTTCGACATCGCCAAGTATTTGATCCACAATGAGGCAGAACTCGAACGCCAGCTCATGAAAGAGCTGAACGTACTCGGAGAACTCCTGTCTATGCCGATCAAGGCGGTGTCCTGGCACATACCGGACAAGCGGTATTACAACAGGGCACTGCAATTCCTGAGAGACCGCTGGATCAAGAACGCCTACGATCCAGAATTCGTTTCGCAATACAAGTACCTGTCCGACTCAAACATGCGCTGGAGAGAAAACCCTCTGGAGTGTATTGACCCGGACAGATTTCCGAAGCTCCAGATCCTCACCCACCCGGTATGGTACTGGGAGGAAGAGAGAGGCAAGCGCGAGATCTTGAATGTAGAGCTTGGAATGAAAGCTATATCCACTGTCCGGTATCTGGAGGTCATCAGTCCCGGATTTGCGGTATTAGACCCGAACCATGTATAGAGGGGGTAAACATGGCAGAAAAGAGAATTGAAGTCGTCCAGATGCGAGCTGGCGACATCAAGACCGGGTTCGGAAACCCGCGTAAGATCAGCGCAAAGAAAAGGGAAGAACTGAAGCAGAGCCTCAAGATGTTTGGGGACTTCGGGATCTTCCTGATCGACGAGAAGGATAACGTCATCGCCGGAAACCAGCGCCTCGGCATCATTGTCGAGGACGATCCGGACACGATGCTCACCTGCAAGCGCCTGATCGGATACACAAAGGCCGAGCTCAAGGCCATAAACATCAAGGACAACACCCATGCCGGTGAATGGGACATCGACCTTCTCGCCGACTGGACCGCGGATCTCACCGTCGATCTCGGCATCGAGACCGAGACAAAGAAACAGCTCGAAGAGCGGGAGATCCCGGAGATGGAGCTTATCCACTACGAGAAGTACGACTATGTAATGATCGTCTGCCGGAATGAGCTCGACTATAACAACCTCGTCCGCGCCCTCGGCATCGAAGGGAAGAAAGTACGGATTTCCAAACGGAAGATCAACGCCAGGGCGATCTGGTTCGACCAGATGCAGGCCAAAGTCATCCCGTACTCCGAACTTCCTCCTGAACTGCTTGACTATTCCGATGTGAAGGCCAGACGGGAAGAGGGTGGTGAGACGTGAGATGGAGAAACCCGAAAACTTCGGTATCTACATACCGAGCTACCGCCGGGCGGACACGATCACGACCCACAAGCTCCTCGAATACTACAAGGTAGTCGTCCGCCAATCGGAGTTCGATGACTATGCCCAGACGATCCCTGTCGAAAATATCCTCCCGGTGGAGGACGAGAAGATCAACAGCGTGTGTAAGGTCTGGAACTGGATCATCGACAATGCCGAAGAGGACTACATCTGCATCATCGGCGACGACGTTCCGTGCTTCTACTACAGGCTCGAACGGAGCGAGAAGCTGACCGATCCTGAGATTATCACCTCGGAGATCGAACGGGTCGCACAACTCCAGATGGATCTCGACATCGGATGGGGCTGCGACGACGCCACCAACGTCCCGTGGGGATATGACTGCGAGTTCTCCTTCAAGGGGACGACCGGCGGGATCAACTGGATCAATCGGAAGAAGCTCGTCGGCCGGTTCAATGAAGACATCGGCTACTGCTGCGATACCGACGTGGTAATGCAGGAGCTCCTTGTCAACCGGATCATCCTGAAGCCTAAGTACCTGTGCCCCGGAGGGGGAGCGGATAAGAACAAGGGCGGGAACTCCAAGAAGAGCCGGGAGAGCCAGATCGTCAGTTACGAGCTGATGAAGCAGAAGTGGGGGAAATACTTCGACTATGATCTGAAGACAAACAAGATCTATGTGAGGGTGCCGCGATGAACGACAGAATCGTGTTCTCCGGCCACCAGCCGAACTTCATCCCGTACATGGGCTGGTTCTACAAGGTGTTCCAGTCCGACGTGTTCGTTCTCGACGATGATGTGCAGTACACATCGAACGATTGGACGAACAAGAACTTCCTCAAGATCGCCGGACAGAAATGCCGGATTACCATTCCGATCTCCTATGACTTCGGCGACCCGATCAACGCCGTCCGCATCCACTACGATGAACGCTGGGCGAGAAAGCTCCTCATGAGCCTTGAGATGAACTACCACAAGGCTCCGTTCTTCTCCACAGGCATGGATCTGATCGAGCGGCACATCATGTCGCACAACCTGTTCCTGTGCGATCTGAACATCGGATTGATCCGGGACATCATCGACGGCTTCGGCTTCAGCGCGAAGATCGTTCTTGCGAGCCAAGATGTCCCGACAGGCCTGATGGGAAACGCCAGGAACATCTACCAGTGCGAGAAGCTGGGAGGGAAGGTGTACTACTCCGGTACGGGAGGGAAGGTGTACAATGACGAGGAGGAATACTCCCGGAGGGGAATAGAGCTGATCTACTCAGACTACACCACGGTCGAGTATAGGCAGCAGGGGAGAGACTTCATCCCAGACCTGTCAGTCCTCGATTATATTTTCAACTGCGGCTTCCAGATCCCTGATAGCTGGAAAAGGCTTGAAACGTAACAAAAACAAGCCAAAAGGAGCAAAAATACTTGACTTTCGGCGTCAAAATGTTACGATATAGACGTAACAAATTATACTCAAAGGAGGTCGAGTATTTTGGGAATTCCGTATACGGAGTCCGGTTACAACATGTACGACATCCTGAGCGTCGTGCAGAAAGCCGTTCGGCGAGGGAACTATGAACTCGGAGGATGGGGCTGCCAACAGCTCAAGAGGTCATTTCGTACGGTGATGTGGAACCGGCTCCTGATAACCACGTCAGAGGACAGCTACGGAGTCCTGACAAAAGAGATCGTCGCACTCAGAGAAAAGGATATGGCGAGCAAGGACGATCAAAATATCGCAAACGCTATGGCGTTGCTGTGTAGGGCGAAGAAGAGCAGAGATGCTTGTTACTTCGCCTGTAATTTTGTCATCGACTCCAGAAAGCCGCGGGACATCAAGTTCACACCTGAACAGGCGTCCGCATACCAGCAGCGCATGAAGGTAGCCCTGAAGGGAACCCAGGAGTACGATAGCTGCGGCTTCGGCCAGGGATCTCTGTTCGATGAACCGGAAGACGACATCGACGAATGGACCCAGCTCGACGAATACGGGCTGTGCCTCCAGATCGCAACGGAGCACCGGGACATGGACATGATGGGCTGGTATCTGGATCAGATCCGCCGGATGGACTGGAACTACATCTGGGAGGTGTATCTGGATTACGCCAGAACGCACTTCGATGGGAAGCTCCTGGATGAAATTGCCGGGCTGAGAAAGGCCGATGCGATTTTCAACCGGAATAAGGAAGGTCTGAAGAAGAACGAAATCTTCATCAGCAAGGCCCTGATGATCTTCTGCTATGCGGCAGACCCGGACTTCCCGGACCCCCGCTCGAATGACAAGATCCGGTATGATGCCCTGATCGACTGGTCAAATATCAAGGTGAAGCCCATCGACCAGTGCATCCTGGAAGGCGGGCGTATCCCGGACTTCGTGTATGACTGCCATACCATCGAAGGGAAGCGGCGAGGCAAGACGGATTGGGACATGACGAGAGATGAACAGGCTGCCCTACATCCGCTGGAGCCTGATTACTTCTCGAATGCCAGTTGGCTGTATACCTATCAGCAAGACCGCCGGAACGGTGTACTTCCTGACAGGGAGTGGCTGAGGATCACCGACTTCGCACAGACGCATCCGGTCAATCCGGTGGAGTTCATCCCGTATGAGTGAACGCAAGAGCGATTTCGTGAGGCGGATGGTGGCCGAAGGGAACTGGAAAGCAGCCCTTCGCGTCGCCTCCGATTTTAAGCTCGACATCAACCCCGAAGATCATTCCACCATGAAGAGGGGTTATGAATGTCTCGTACACCCGGCGTTTTACCAATCAATCCGCACAGACGTTCCAAAATCCATAGACAAAGCCATACAGACCGTACAACGGCTGTACGGTACATAATCACCACCTGAAGTAAACAAGTCGCACAGGGCAGTTCTGAGGATTCTCAGGGCTGCCTTTTTGCATGAAAATCGGAGGAAAATGATGGCGAGAAACCCAAAATCGGACGCCAACTTGAAGCCGATCCAGAAGGGCGAGTTAAGCAAAGAGGAAGCAAAGGCCCGCGGCAGTGCCGGAGGGAAGAAATCCGGGGAGACACGAAGGGCGAAAAGAGACGCCCGTGCGAGCGCCAGATACATCCTTGGTTTGGCCGCGAAAGGGGAGTCAGAACGGCAGCTCACCGTACTCGGTGCAGACAAGAATGACGGGCTCACCAACATGGAGCTTCTGACGGCCAGGTTGTTCGTCCAGGCAACGGCCGGCAACCTCGAAGCCGCCAAGATGCTATTGAATATTGCTGGATACGACAGCGAAGAAAACCGCAAGGAGCGTGAGTCTGTCAATGCTGATCGCCGCCGGGATGCGGAGGTTCAGTTCAAGATGGACACCATGGCCTCTCGCGGCATGGACGCTGCGAACGTCGCCGTCAGCCTTGGAAACGAGGATGGCGGTACAGACGTCATGATCTATCTTCCTCAGGTTGCCAAAGAAGAAGACCTTGAGGTGCCGGAGGATGACGAGGAAGAAACTCCCAAAGAAGGGGAGTGATGCCATTGGAACAAATCCTTAGACCGCAGCCCGGTCCGCAGGAGGCGTTTCTTTAGCTTGCCACACCCGCAGACATCTGTATCTATGGCGGATCTGCCGGCGGAGGTAAAAGCTATGGGCTGCTGTTGACGGCTCTTCGATATAAGAACGTAGCCGGTTTCAACTGCATGATCTTCCGCAAGAACTACAAGCAGATTTTCAACCCCGGCGGCATGTGGGATGAATGCCAGAACGTCTATGGCTCGGTAAAGGGGGCAGAACCCAAGTTCGGACGCGGTGAATGGTGGTTCCGGGATCTCAACGGCAACTTCAAGTCGAAGGTGGCGTTCGGTCATATTGACAGAGACGAAGACCTGCATAGCTACCAGGGCGCCCAGTTCTGCGAGATAGGCTTCGACGAGCTGACGCACTTCTCGGAGAAGCAGTTCTTCTACATGCTGTCCCGTAACCGTTCGACCTGCGGTGTCAGACCGTTCATCCGGGCGACCTGCAACCCTGATGCGGATAGCTGGGTGGCGAACTTCATCGCCTGGTGGATCAATCAGGACACT